GATCTCCTCGGGTGTCCCTGATCTCCCCAAGTTTCAGTGCAATCGATTTGAAACAAGCACTCGGACGGATTCACAGGGCGGGAGCTAAAAGCCCTGCCGTTCAAAAAATTATATTTGCTGATAACACTGTCGAGATGCGTGTCTGCCGTCTCGTCCGTAAAAAACTAAACAACATCGATCTTATCAATGATGATGAGATGAATCCTTTATTATGATCCAAAGTATTTCAGGGCTGCTGGGGGTAGCGGCCTACTCAAAAGGTAGATTAAACCCGGTTACATCCCGCTATGTAGCCGGGTCTGCCCGAGGGGTAAATATTTTTTATTTTTTCCTTTTCTTTTGTTTAACATATGTATAATAGTGTTATTCGCACCACACACCACACACCAACCCAAAAACCTATGAGATTAAAACCTGAATATTTTGACGGATTTGAAGAACCGGATGATGAGAGTTCATCAAAGGAACCTCAAATTAAACACATCGAGGGCTTATCTGATCTACCTGACAGTATTTCAGATAAAGTACAGCAGCATGCAGATAAATGCCGGGAGCTTATAGGTAATCACGATATGGGTTTGGTTCTCGGTTTTCAGTCTTACCAAATTCAAATACTGCAGAAAGCAGCGGTTCAGTACGCAGAGGGTTTGAAGTACTTAGCCAACAAGGTAGACCAACTTCAATATCAGCTAGACAATCTTTAATGGCCTCCCCCGAACAACATCATGAACTTGGACCTTCGACATTAAAATATGTTGAGATCTGCCCAAGCTATCGCTCCTCCAATGAGACCAACATCTTTGCGGAGGAGGGTACGATGCTCCATGAGGCTGCTGAGACTGGCGAATTGTCCGGCTTGAACGAGGAGCAACTCAGCCACGTTGTAGCGTGCCTTGATTACATTAAGGACATGGAAGCGAAAGCTGATGAAGTCCACAAAGAACTAAGAGTTGAGATAAATTATGGATCCAATTAAAGAAGGTAAAATCAGGCAGTGTACTGATAATCCCCTCTGGCATGAGCTGAAAATGCTTTCTTCTGGAGATAGAGTGATTGGCCGAGGTGTCGTTAGGCGGAACGACATGATTTACATACAAACAAACTTCGAACAGGTACCTATCTACTCGTTAAAGATGAATGGAAACTTAATGAAGTTATTACAGGAACACAGGGGTGTGTGGGATGGAGAATAGTATTTTTGGAACAGTTGATCGTGTCATCATAAACGGCACTCACGTTGACTTAGTTGATTTTAAATTTGGTCGCGGAGAGATCGACGATGCTGAAATTAACATCCAGGGTCAGGCTTATTTGCTTGGCGTGATGGATAAATTTCCACAGCTCGAAACCGCGACAGTTCACTTCATCATCCCCCGACGGGATGAGGTGCTTACGGCTGACTACAAACGAACTGACATGGAGGGGATTCGTCTCCGCATTAGCCTTATTGTGGAAAAGGCGTTACATGAGAATGCGGAGGCGATCCCCAACACGGAGGGCTGTAGATACTGTAAGCACAAGCTGACTTGCCCTGCCCTCTCCGACAAGATGTTACCTCTTGCGAAGAAGTACGCGAAGACCGTCGATGATTTTGCCATGAACCTCTGGGGCAACTACTCTCCTGCTGAGATTGAGGATCCTGCTGTCCTAGGCAAAATGCTAAATGTAGCACAGGTGGTAGACAAGTGGGCTGAAGCTGCCAAGAAGCAGGCAACTAAACTTGCAGTTGAAGAAGGCTTGGAGGTTCCGGGCTATGACCTAAACTTTCGAACAGCCGCCCCCAAGATTGATGATAGTCAAGCTGCATACGATGCTGTCAGCCATCTTATGACACCAGAAGAATTTATGGAAGCCTGCTCGGTTACACCGTCAAAGCTGTCGAAAGCCTACGCCAACAAACTACCAAGAGGGGAGAAAGGAACGGCTAGATTAAAAATTGAAACCGCTCTCGAGGAACACGGAATAATTAAGTCCGAAGAAGAGCGGTCAATGACTCCTTTTTTGAGGAAGTCTAAAAATCTTTAACCCACGCGTATAACAATAGTTAGCGTGTGACAAACATAACCCACAAACTAGGAGACATTAGATATTATGGCAAAAGCAACATTATCAGAGTCCAAAAGTGAAGACACGGAGGTAGTAGAAGCTACCAATGAAATAATCGAAGGCGCACCAACAGGCGCTCTTAACGTAGCAGCATCCGGAGTGATCGGCGACATTGACGCGTCCGATATAGAGTTCCCAAAACTGGCAATAGCTCAGGGAGTAGGACCTTTGTCGGAAGACTTCAAAAAAGGTGCTATCGTTCTCGAATCTCAGCATGAGCTGTCGGATGGAACGCAACCTGTAGAGTTCACAGTATTACGAATCGGAAAGTTTTTTGAGGAAAACATTCCCTTTGGATCTGGAGAAATTCCAAGGATTGTGTCGCCATCCGAGCAGAAAAAGCTTGGAGGTACGACCGCTGGATATTACGAAGACGGCGAGTACGTTCAGCCCGATTGGAAGCCTTTAGCTGACGCTCTTGTCTGCATCAAAGGTGAAGATGCTGACATATTTCCGTACAACTTTGCCAAGTCCAACTACGCGATTGCGATGTGGCGAATCAAACGCACCGCCTATGAAGGTGGAGCTAAACCGATTCTTACAGCGGCCGGGACTTACTACAAAAGCGGGCTTCGCAACGGATCGTTTATCTTAACAACCCAAAAGAAAATGTACGGCAAAAATGCAGTGCATGGACCAAAGGTTGTGAGAGGTACCAAGCACGATCCTAAATTCGTAGAATGGTTAAGCAACGAGTTTTGCTAATCTCATAATTAGCTGTGGTGTGGCGCCGGGGGGCTTTTATGATTTTCCCCTCGGCGCTCAATCCCACAGTACAGTTCAACCACACACCACCACTTATTATGAAATATATAGCGCTTGATTTTGAGACTTATTATGACCGCGATTATTCCATCCGCGGAGTAAGCACCTACCAGTATGTAAACCACGAAGCTTTTGATGCGTATTTGGTTTCGATGTATTCGCCCGACTTATCATATGTCGGAAAGACTTCTGATTTTAAAGATTGGAAGAAACTGAATGGAGTAACTTTTCTAGCTCACAATGCGTCTTTCGACCAAAGGGTTTTCGAACGATGCCAAGAGCTTGGGATTATTCCCGATATAAAAGTAGAATGGATCTGCACAGCTGACATGTGCGTATATTTCCAATATCAGAGGAATCTTAAGGGAGCCGCTAAGGAGATCCTGGGTGTCAATATGGACAAGGATGTTCGGGATAACATGAAGGGTAAAACTTGGGATGATATGATTGCGATGGACGAATCGAAAGCTGTTCTTCAATACGCCTTGGATGACGCCAAGTACACATATAAAATTTGGGAAAAGCTTTACGACCTTTGGCCTGAGACCGAACGCCTAATCTCTAGGATGACTAGGCAAATGGCATGGGACGGACTGCCTGTAGACGAAGACAAACTCAATGGCTACATTGAGAAGCTGGATGAGATGCTTTTCGAGGCAAAAAAATCATTACCTTGGTACGGCGAGATAGATCCAGACACCAAAAAGGAGTATGTAGTCTATTCCAAGAAGGCTATGGCATTGGAATGCCGTAAGGCTGGAGTGGAACCACCTAAATCGTTAGCTCAAGATAGTGAAGAATTAAGGGATTGGTTGTTGGAGCATGGAGACAAGCTGAAGTTTGTTTTTGCGATGCAGAATTATAATCGTATCAACAAGCACTACCAGAATCTAATGAGCATCAAAGGCAGGCTCACTCCTGACTCACGCATGTCGTACAATTTAAAATATTGGGGAGCTGACACGACAGGTAGATGGTCGGGTGATGCGGGTTACAATGTTCAAAACATGCCTCGCGACAGCCAATACGGAGTTAATGTGAGAAATGTTTTTACTGCACCAAAGGGAAAGACTTTTGTGGTGGCAGACCTCAGTCAAATTGAGCCGAGGCTTACTGCTTTTGTCACTGGGGATTTTGAATTTCTAGATCTCATCAAAGAAGGAATGTCTCCTTACGAGGCTCACGCTAGGCAGACGATGGGATGGACAGGCGGTAAATTGAAGGATGAAGATCCTCAACTTTATCTCTTGGCGAAGGTTCGTGTTCTTCAGTTGGGCTACGGAAGCGGATGGTTCAAGTTTGCAGAAACCGTTAAGCTATACGGTCAGCAACAGATTCTGGATTTACCTTTTGATCGTAAACAGGAGATTAAGTTTGAGAATTTCGCAGGCACTTATCAGCCGGGTAAGGCGACTATGTATGCAGGCATGGATATGTCCGAGCGCAGACAGTGGGTTAACGCGTTTATTCAGGTTACTGACTTTCGAGACAAGAACCCCAACATCGTTAATCTATGGAAGGATTACGACAAGCAGTTTAAGAATGCTTCGAAAGAAGGAGACGACTTTGAAATTGAAATACCAAGTGGGCGAAAACTTAAATATTTTAAAACCCGTCAGGATGTGGATGGTGTCACCTGTGCAACTCAAAAAGGATCAGTCCGCCGAGTTTATCAGTACGGCGCCAACTTGTTTCAGAATGTAGTTCAGGCATGAGCCCGAGATGCGTTTGCCTATATCTTGACAAATCTTGACAAGGCTGGAAAGAAGATCGTTCTTCATGTTCACGATGAAGTTGTCATCGAAGTGGATGAAGAGAATGCGCTTCACGCAAAGGCAGACATTCAGGAATTGATGACTCAAGGACCCGATTGGATGGAGGGTGTACCTCTCGATTCTGAAGCTGTGATTACAAAGGAGTACACGAAATGATTATAGGATTAGCAGGAGGAAAAGGCTGCGGTAAATCAACCGTAGCCAAGATAATTGCAAAGCGTTATGGCTACGAGCAGATCAGCTTCGCGACTCCAATCAAGGACATGCTTCGTGTTCTAGGGCTTGGTGATGCCGAGCTATACGATCCAGTGATTAAAGAGATTCCTTTGGACGAATATGGAAAAAGTCCGAGAGAACTTTTACAATCGCTGGGCACCGAATGGGGGCGCATGCTAGTGTCAGGAGATGTCTGGATTCAAGCTCTCAAGAAACAACTCGATCCCCAAACGAACTACGTCATTGATGATGTTAGATTTGAGAATGAAGCCATATTTGTTCGGGAGCGTGGAGCGGTGATTCATGTTGAAAGGCACAGCATCATTAACGAAGACAGCCATATATCTGAAGCGGGTATAAGCGAAGAATTTATAGACAAGATAATCAAAAACATATCCTGCTATGAGACCGATCTCGAATTGGAAGTAGTGGGTAAAATGGAGGAAATAATACATGGAACTATTCACAATTCCAAATCTCAGTGCGACACAGATCACTAGAGTAAAACCTTGGGATCTCACTTTTGAGTTACCCGAGTTCAAGAACAGCGCTGACTACAAAAATTGGTGTAAATTACCTACGACAAAATATTGCGCCTACTCTACCGCTGAGGGGGTTGATCCGAATCAGAGGATTTCAAATAATAACCCTATGCACAATCTGCATGGTGTCTGTGCGGATTGGGATGCTACATTCTCGGACGAGCAGTTTGAAGACATAGTCAGACGGATTATTGATCTTGAATATCCGGTTAACTACATCAGCCGAAGTTACTCAGGCGGAATACACGCGGTTTGGTTATTCGAGGATAAGATCTGCATGCACAAGGCGAGCACAGCTCGATTCTTAAAACGAGTGGCTGGGGAGCTAAAGCTAACTGGGCGGGATGCTATTGCCCGAGGCTTTGATGAACCTAATTTTACAAAGCAGCATTATCTATTGCACGGTCACGATTGGCGAGCCGTCAGTCCTAAATCTAGGATCTCTACTGCAACTCTTCACTATTGGCAGTACGAGGAATCTAAAGCTTCTGATTTTATAGATCAGGGCACCTTGATTCCATTGGACACTGTCTACGAAGAAGTGAAACGCCTTTACCCTGAGACCCAATGGCCAGGGGAGTTTAGAGAAGGTGCAAGAGGACCGACATATTGGGATCCGGGCGGGCAGCACAAGTCTGTCGATTCCGCTATCGTTCGGGAAACAGGTATGCAGGTTTTCAACATGCCTAAAGCTTTCTATTCATGGAGGGAGATTCTTGGAGCTGGCTTCGTAAGAGATTTCGAAACCGGCCGAATTGGTGAGGCTATTAAGGACTATTGGTTTGATGGGAGAAATTATTTTATCGAAGATGGTAAGGGTAATTTCACAGTAAATACGAAAGAGGATGCCCTGCTTGATCTCCAATGTCGCTACGACCTCTCTGCACGTCCAGGAAGGCACGAGAATGTGTCCGAAGCTCGTCGGGCGATTCATATGGTCAATACGACCAAACGCGTTGATGCTGGCATCCCCTTCTGCTTTGAAAAGGCAAGAATTGTTAAGCATGAAAACGGCATCTATTTCAACACCGCTAAAATTCGGCCGTTAGCACCTGCAGATAAGTCGGGTAAGTGGGGAGAGAATTTTCCTACGATTGCAGGTTGGATGGAACATATGCTTGGGAAGGAGCAGCTTAAATATGAACTGGCGTGGCTCTCCTATGCGTACGCTAATGCGTACATCGGAAAACCGAAGCGAGGTCACGCACATTTCTTGGTCGGTCCACCTAATTGCGGGAAGACTTTGTATAACAATGTGATACTCGGAAAGCTTCTCGGAGGTGGAATTAAGGCTTCCGATTACCTTACGGGAAAAGAAGAGTGGACAGAGCATCTGTTTGAATTCGGAGCTTGGCTTGTGGACGATGAAGCACCTACAGCTTCCTCAGCGATGCACACCGCTTTCACCGCAAGGTTGAAGGAGCATACAGCCAACGACACTTTCCTAATCAAAGGTAAGTTCAAGAAATCTGGTAGAGCCTATTGGCGAGGAAG